ATTAGGGTTGACGAAGGAATCCATGTCACGCATGGTCGGCCCCGTCACTCCGTTCAAGGATCCGAACCCTCGGATCAACCGGCGGTGGCCGGCTGTTCCAACCGAGATCCGAGATGCCATCCTCAAGGAGGACAAGTCACGCACTTACCCAGAACTATCCAAGAAGTACGGTATCTCACTGTCATGTGTATGGAACATCAGGAACAACAAAAACAACAAACAACAATAGAGGAACTACAACGATGGAAACAGTTATGTCACGAATTGGCCGATTGCTTGGGATGCGGATGCACAATCCAACACGGGTTGTGTGTCCAGTGCCACAAAGCACAGAAGCGGTACCGAGCAATACAAATACCGCTCCGGTAGAACAGCCAGTCATCAGCAGTAAGAGCAAGAAGAAGAGGAGCAGGAGGAACAACATCCTGCTCAAATCCAAATACATGAAACTCAATGAATCAATCGACGCAGTTGTCAAACTACGGGGCGAGGGTCTCACCTACCGGCTCATCGGTGAACACCTCAAGATGTCCAAGCAGCGCGTCTATCAGATCATCCAAGCCGGCAGGCAGCGCGATCTGGATCGGGCTAAGTGGACCTTCGGACTCAGCGTCCGCAACTCCAAGCTGATGGATAGACTCGAACTCAAATCCAAGGAGGAAGCTCGCAACGCGGTCCTCTCCGGTGGTATCGCTCCGCTCAAGTGGGTCAACTTCGGTCGCAAGTCCTACACCGACCTCTGCAAGTGGCTCGATGTCAAACCGCTTGAATCAATTCCCGATAGGAAATGTCCTCACTGCGGACTCAAAACATGACCGCTCGTCACCAATACCCACTCGTAGAATCAATCAAGGTGGTCCGTCTCTCCTCGGGGCGGACCATCCGCATTACAAGGGATCGTACCAAGCAGGATCTCAAACTGATCCACGGCGACGGAGACATCCATCTCACCTGCGTCACTCACGCCGACGATCCCATCGAGATGATCAAGACACTGGCCCGCCTCGAAGACGTTCGATCAGTCGAACTCACCGACGACAAAGGCAACGGAATCATAGTCCACAAACAAAAATAACATGCACCAGTCCTCAACACACGATCTAGTCAACGCACTCAATATCATTTCATCCGAACTCGATACACCCGATGGAATCCCCAATGCGCTCTGTGCAGAAGCATCTCAACGTCTCCTTGAGCTGGTCCAGCTCACGAGCGACCTCACAGCACACATCCTCGCCAATCCTGTGCATCACCCTCGATGTAACTCCAAAACCAAGGGTACCTACTGCAATTGTATCCTGGCGCGAGTCCTCCCCACATGAAGACCCCAAGACACGAACAACCTTGGTACGAATCACGCCTGCTCAATAACAAGAAACCAAGCCCCATCACCGAAGAGGAACGAACAAGCATCACCGACGAGAACCGCCGGCTCATCGAGGAGTCGGCTAATATCATTGCCATCGGCGTCAAACGCGGATGGATCTCCTTCCCGGCGAAGACCGAAACCCAGACCTGGGTGCCATCGCCAACCAGTCCCCAACCACCAGATCCTCTCAGCATGATCTGGCCAGAATCCTAACAACCCCGTAACAAGCAACGAATCAACGACATGACAACGCTCCAACGAGCGGCCCTTTGGCTTTCCAAGGTTCCGCCAGCCATCTCCGGATCCGGTGGCCACAACGCCACCTACACCGCCGCAGTCGGCCTCGTCCACGGCTTCGCCCTCTCCCATGTGGACAGCCTCACCCTCCTCGAAGACTGGAACAAGTCCTGCCAACCCCCGTGGAAGGCCACAGAGCTGGCCTACAAGCTACGGGAAGCCGCGTCCCGCGCTCACACTAAGCCTAGGGGACATCTTCTCGATGCCGGGGGATCATCACCCTCCGGGCCATTCGATCTCAGCAGGGTGACATTCAAGAAGCCGGTGGCCGATGCTGCCCCGGTGCCGGTGCCATCGCTCAGTCCGGTTGCTCTTGATCCCCAAGCCAGCGAGTTCAAGCGGTTCATGCAGGCCGCGTTCGCCCCGACTGAGGTCGTCTGCATCTGCGATGCTGTCGAGGAGGGTAGGCCAGTCAGTGCAGGCTCGTTCATCACAATCGAGGAATGGCTCAACCGCTTCGATGATCCCCAGTCCCGCATCCTCTCACCGGAGCGCGAGGGGATCTTCGTCCGCATCAACCCCTTCAAGCCCAACCTCTACAGCGGCAGCGACAACGATGTCAGCGCGTTCCGCCATGTCCTAGTCGAGTTCGATGACCTCCCCAAGCCCGAGCAGGAAAAGCGACTGCGTGACTCTGGCCTGCCCATCACCGTCCTCATCGACTCCGGGGGCAAGAGCATCCACGGCTGGGTCCGGGTCGATGCCCCCTCCCGCAAGGAATGGGACGCCCGCCGGGATGAGATCTATCGGGTAATCCCCGGCATCGATGCCAAGAACAAGAACCCCTCGCGCTATTCCCGCCTCCCCGGCGCATGGCGCAGCCCGACCTCGCAGCAACGGCTGTTGGACACCAACCTCGGGGCGGCATCCTGGGAGGATTGGCTCACCAACCGGGAGAGCGACGATGACAAGTCCACGGTGGTCACGGTTAAAGAACTCATCAACTTTGATCCGACCAAAGATCCGGACAACCTCATCGGCAAACGCTGGCTCACCCGCGGCTCATCCATGATCATCAGCGGCGGCACCGGCATCGGGAAGTCATCCATGATGATGCAGATCGTCATCCGCTGGGCTCTAGGCAAAGATTTCTTTGGAATCGCTCCTGTGCGCCCGCTCCGCATCGGTATCGTCCAAGCCGAGAATGACAAGGGCGACCTCGCTGAATCCTTCCGGGGAGTCGTCCAAGGACTCAACATGGGCGTCAGCGACATCGGTATGCTTCAAGAGAACCTCCACTTCCGCACCGAGTCCGTTCGCACCGGAGATCAGTTCCTCGCCTTTGCCCGCCGCTTCATCACACGCTCAAAGCTAGATGTTATCATCGGAGATCCCCTGTTCTCCTACTTCGGCGGCGATCTCAGCGACCAAGGCGAGGTCAGCGTATTCCTTCGCAACAAGCTCCAGCCCATCCTCCACCAGACCAAGGTCGCTTGGATCTGGATGCACCACATCGGAAAAACCCAGCGCAAGGACGGCGAACCCCTCACCACCATGGAACTGGCCCACGCAGGGTTCGGAAGCTCCGAGCTTGCCAATTGGGCGCGGGAGATCGCGGTCCTTGCAGAAGTAGGCCAATCAAAGCCTAGACGCTTCCAGTTAGCCTTCTGCAAGCGGGGATCGCGTCTCCCGGCCAACACACTCAACCTTCAGCACGCTCCCAGCGGGATCGTATGGGAAAAGTGGAATCCGATGATGATGACGGGGGCGGAGTTGAAGAAGGAGAAGCCGTATCAGACCCGTAAAGGGCGACGCGCATAGCTCGGAACCATTCCTCCGGATCAGCCGCTTTCTCTTCGGGGGGAGCGGCTTGTTGCTGCTCAGGCTTAGGCTCCGGATCCACATCTCCCACCTCATCGTCGGCCACCTCCTCATCCCTCCTGCTACCCTTGCGCCGGCGCAAGGAGACCATCTCATGCTTCACCTTCCGAAGCTCCGTTCTCAACGAAGATATATCACGCTTCAGCTCTGTAACAGTACTCATCAATAGAGATATCTTGTCCAGCTCATCAATAGGCATCCAATCACATCCACGCCACTGGCGATGAATACGATCGTATATCAAGACCGCGCTCTTCAGGTGGCGCATCGAATCAAACGCACGGAGCGCACGGCCCAGTTCACAGCGGAGATTCTCGCGGATGTAGTTCACAACATCAGACCGTGTGGGGTCGGCATCGTGCCTCATCGGCGGCATCAGGCGGAACATGGCGCGGAGGGTGGAACCATTCTCTAAGTAACTCATGGGACGAACAAGGTAGCTTCTCCCAGGACGCCAGTCAACTATCCAAAAGGAAATTCAAATCGTGGTAGCAGGAAGTTCCCAACCCCCCCCGCTATCTCCCCTAAAAGGGAGTCTTAATACTCCCTTAAAAGGGAGTCAATAAATGCATCGCCGCTACGCTCTGGGGGGCTCTAACGGCCCCCCGCGGCGGCGGCATTTATTGAGAACCCCCGACTGATTGCGAAGTACCCGTGTTGGGGGTTGTGGTGGTGGATGGAGGATAGCGATTGCTGGAGCGGGAAGGGGGCTAGGAGCGCGTTTGATTGCGAAATGGTCTGTTGATGCGGAATGGGGGTGGCGATCGCTTAGAAACGAAAAGCCCCGGATGGGGGTCCGGGGATCGCTTGGGGGGTGGATGGGGAGGGGATGATTGGCCTACTCGATGGATGACCACTGATCGGCCATTGCGCGGGCGATGCCGGGGTAGGTCTTGGATCGCTCCTTCCAGCGGGTCGGACTGGGGCCGAGCTTGTTCTGGCCGCTGGGGGTCTGATTGGCCCACAATAGCTTGGCCGGCGCGGGACTCAGCCGCGTGGCGAATCGCACCCCGTCCACCACCCGGATGATCACGTGCTCCTCGTCCGGACCAATGCACGGGCAGTTCTCGTAATGATCCTCGTGCTCAGGACAATAGGGCTCGCCGCAGCCCTCGCATTCCAACATATCATAAGCACTGCGGACCAATTCATATCCACGAGGTGGGACACAGTGGTTCGGATCGAATTGCAATAGCGGAAGATTCTTGAGCCACAGACAGGTGCGCTTGCTCGCGTCATCACCGAACTGCCATGGCTGTATCATCTGGGAGGGTTTGCAGATACGCGTGTTGATAGCGCCCACCGGATTCTCTATCGCTATACGCGGGATCCCGCTATTTAGTAACAGATGGACGAACTCCAGCGCCTCCTCGGTCAGCTTGGGGTCGCGGAGACCACGGGTCGTCCAGTGCATCCCGCTGGAACAGAGGTAGGTGCAGGGCGGGAACGCGATCATCATGTCCCACCGCTGGGTCAGCAGATCCCGCACATCACCATGGTAGTGTTGGCCCACTGTGTCCGATTCCTCGAAGTCGCAGCTCCACGCATCCCAGCCACGAGCAGCGAACTCGTCGCGCACCCTCCCGCTGTACTCGCAGGCCACAAGGATCCGGGGCTTCACAGAGCCACCTCCTCGGCCAAGAAGAAGTCCTCCTCCTCGCCGTTCATGGTCACGCCATTGGTCCACGTCAGACCGGTGCAGTCCCCGTTCAGGACGCACTCGATCAGGAACCCGGCAATCACACTGCCACGGGTAGGATCGAAGATCACCCGATACGCCCCGTTCTTCCAGTGCACAGTCTTGCCGGCCAGCACCGCGTCTTTGATCTCTTGCAGTTTCATTGGCCCACCTTCACTCCCTCGATGAGATTGTTCCACTCACGCACACGCTGGCGAGCCTGCTCAATCGCAAACTCCCACTCCTTCTCCTCACGCCACATTCCACGCACCACCTGCGGCCTGATTCCAAGATCATGCAGCCGCACCATCTCGCACAATATCTCAATCGGACTCATAGCATTCCTTTCGTTGCACCACCGCACCATGCGGCGATGGGCGCAACCTACCGCACCATATCCATCAGCGTCAAGAGGGAAAATGCCGCACCATGAAGATTTCCTGTACCCCGGATTCCGAATCCCGATTCCCGAATTCCGAATTCCGTATGGCGTATGGGAGATCCGGAATACCGCACCATGTACTCACGGCTCCGCGGATCGCGGGCGCGGGCGCGGGCGGGGGCGGATGTAACGGGGTGGGACATGGCGTGTCGTACCTCGGAGTGCTATGTAAACAGAGGGGTAGGACATTGGATGTCCCAGGGGGGTACCTGGTGGGCTTGTGACATTGGGGCTGGCCAGCAAACGGGGCTTGGGGCTTGGGGCTTGGCAGACGGGCCTTGGATTGGCAGGGGGCTGACAGGGGGCAAAACGGGGCATGCCCCGTGGTGAAGCAGAAACGGGGCAAGGCGGGGTTTTTAATTGACGGCAGAGTGGTGACAGCAGACGGGGCAAAGAAAGAGCCCCTTGGGGCTTCCAAGGGGCTTGCAACAGGCGGGGCTTCTAAGTCAATTGCCCGCAAGGGCTGAAAGGAATAGAAGCGCGGTGAAAAGGAGACACAAGGCTAGGTAGCCAAGGACTCTAAGGAGGGGTTTCATGAGATCAAAGGAGGACGTGAGCCATGGTCCCATCGGGAAGGGTTCCGGAGGCGAACTCACGCGCCCAAGGGTTTTGCTCCGGTGGTGTCTGATTCCTTTTGTGGTCCTCCTCAAGGAATGACCAGAGAAGTTTTCGGACGGCCAATCGATGGCATGAGTCACCGGATAACTCATGCGGGTACGGGATCGTGATTGAACCGCGCTCACAAGTCGCTTTGATGCGGGAACCCTTGTGATTGGTTGCGGGGAGGTACTTTGAATGAATGGCTTGCATAGTTTGAATCGGGCAGCGATTGCCCGCCAGATGCCGCGACTTGCGCCGTGGCACCGGACGGGGAATCAGTGCGCGTCAATCGCTCTTCCCTGACGGGCAAGGTCGAAGCAGTCAAACCGCTTGAAAAGATCGGCGAACCGCTCCCATTGCCACTCGGACGGAGGACGAACCGGCTCGAGTTCTCCGGACTCGGACACCGTGCAAAGAATCGGAGTGATTCGGATTGAGGAAATCAGGACTTGTGACTCCACGTTGAACGCGAAATCGGGACACCAGTGGCCGAGTGGGCCGCCGAGAGTTCCCATGGTTTGAGTCGTCTCAAATCCCGCACCGATCGAATCGAGGAACTTGAACGCGGTTTGCCGGTCGAAGATGCCAGACATCTGGACGTCCGAGATACAAACCCAAAAAGCTTCCCGAGGGAACTTCTCTTGCAACTTGCGGCAAATTTGAAAGCGCGTTTCACCTCGGACATCATCCAAGCGGTTCAGGATTTCCCGAGGAATGGAACCTTCCTTTGCAAGGTAATTGTACTCGGAATCAAATGGCTCCGACGGTTCAACCTCGCCTCCCGGCCACTGGCGGATAACATCCGAGAGAGTAATTTCGTGGGAGCCCCACCGCTCAAGCATAGGGTGTTCGCCAGAGAAGCTCGCGACGATTGAGAAGCCAAGGCGGTATTTCAATTTGCACCTCCCATCAAAGCCTCAACGAGGAGCCAAAGGATTGGGAGCAAAAGAGCATTCAACGCGACGAACGCGAGAAATGCGCGGAGTTTAGATGATTTCTTCATGTTTGAAATGAAGCCATTGATTGGCTTGCGGAGGTAGATTGCGACGGGATGCGGTCCTTTGCAACTCAAAACGACAGAAAAGGGAAAATAAATTTCCGGGTTTACTTTGCGTGGCAAAGTGAAGGGCATGGCGAAGGGTAAGACATTGGACGTCCAAGGGGTTAACCAGGAAGGAAGGAAAGGGAAGGTTGGGAGGCCTCTAATTCCTGTTTCAGAGGCTGATCAAAAAAAAGCCCTAGAAGCTTGCAAGCTTGGGATTCCCCTTGAGCGGGTAGCTATCCTCTGCGGATTCCCAAGCGGTAACGCTGGCCGCTGGCATGACTTCCTGAAGCGTAATCCAAGCTTTGCTGATCAATTGGAGAAAGCCCGATTGGAAGGGGAGTTAGAGTTATCCTCGGTTGTTCGCCAATGTGGCAATGGCTGGCAAGGAAGCGCATGGCTATTAGAAAGGACAAGAGGCTACGTTGCCAGGGCTCAATTAGACCATACAACCAAAGGAAAAGAATTGTCAGTTAGCGGTAGTTTACTGGGGGCATTCGGTGGTGGAAAGTAATGCAATAGGCCGCTATTGTAGTAGCCGCTATTTACATAGAGGTCCGATGGATAGAGGTCCAATGCATAGAACCACGGGGTAGGGGGGACCCCCACGAGGGGGGTGGGGTGATACCTGATACCCCCTCTCCCTACCCGCCACAATTTTATGGCAGTCAAGCAAATTAAGCGCAAGAAATCCCCTTCACTCGGCATGGGTTCGCATATCCCTGCTTGGAAGCAGCGGAAGCTCTTGGAGGAGGCGCAGCAGCTCTCGAACTTCCCTGAGATGATGCTTGGCCTACGCGATACCTATGCGTGGCAGAAGGCGGTGTTGGGGGCTCTGAACGAGAAGCACTCGAAGGTCGCGTTGAAGGCTGCGAACGGCTCTGGCAAGACGAGCATGGTGGCGGCGTCGGCTGTCATCTGGCACATGCTTCGCTGGCCGGGGAGTCTGGTGGTGTGTACGGCTGGTGTGTACCGACAGGTGGCGGATGCGTTGTGGCCGCATCTGCGGAAGATGATCAATGGGTTGGGTGGCGAGGAGAACGGTTTCTCGATCAAGGATGGCGAGATCCGCTATGTGTATCCGAGGTTGGTTGATGGCCAACAATTGGTGAGTCGCTGCATCGGGTTCAGCGCGAGCAATCCGGAGAAGGCTGAGGGCTGGCATGTGCAGGGTCCGAGCAATGACTTGATGTACATTGTGGACGAGGCGAAGGCGGTTCCGGATGGGATATTTCAGTCGATGGAGCGGTGCCAGCCGACGCGGACGCTGCTGATGAGCAGCCCTGGTGGCAGCAGCGGGTACTTCTACGATGTGTTCCGGCGGAATGATGGCAAGTGGAAGACCTTTACCGTTACCGCTTTCGACTGCCCGCACATCCGGAAGGAGTGGATCGACGATCAGTTTGCGAGGTGGGGCGAGGGTCATCCGCTGGTTCGCTCGATGATTTATGCGGAGTTCATGGAGGACGATGGGAGCTTGACCGCTGTGAGGACTGCTGATTGGCAGAAGCTGGTTAGTGGCCCACCCAAGGAGGACACCGAGGGGCATCGCTTGACCGCGGGTTGCGATTTCTCAGCCGGCGGGGACGAGAGCGTGATGGTGGTGCGGCAGGGGAACACGGTGAAGGGACTGATCCGCTGGCGGGACAAGGACACGATGGCGAGTGTGGGGCGGTTCATCAGTGAGTTCAGGAAGTGGAAGCTCAAGGCGGAGGACATCTACGCGGATGTGGGTGGTATGGGTGTGGTGATGTGCGATGCGCTGAGAGCGGAGGGGTGGGACGTGCGGCGGGTGAACTTCGGGGAGCGGGCGATCCGGGATGATCAGTTCGTGAACAAGGCCGCGGAGATGTGGATCGAGTTCGGACGGATGGTGGAGGAGGGGACAGTGAACCTGGGGCCGGTGGGTACGGATGAGATATTGCTCCAGCAGTTCGTGAGTCGGAAGGTGCGGACTAATGGGAAGGGCAAGCTGACCCTGGAGGGGAAGGATGAATTGCGAGCCCGCGGGGTGAATAGTCCGGATAGGGCGGACGCGGTGGTACTGGCCTTCTGCGGATCCGGGGGGAAGCGGATGGATGATTACATGAAGGCTCTGGGCGAGGATGGGAGGAGTTTGCTGGAGCGGATGGAGGATGAGCTGGGGGCGATTGAGGGGGATGGTAAAGGGTCTGCGCTTGCTGGTTGTGATGTTGGGGGATAGGAAAGGGGGAGGATTTTTATGATGAACGACAAACAGCGGAACTCGTTACAGGGCCAGATAGTCGAGGCTGTTGGCCAACGTAGTCCGTGGGAGCTGCGGCAGACGAGGTGGTATGAGTTGCGCCATCATGGGTTGCGCCGGACCAATAAGCCATGGCCCAAGGCCGCGGATCTGCATTGGCCGCTCATCGATACGGCGATCGAGAAGCTCAAGCCGCTATTCCTCCAGCAGGCACTGGGTATGGATGTAGTGGCCAGCTTCGTTCCGATGCGCCAGCAGTTGAATGCTTACACACGGGTGGCTGAGGACTGGTTCAATTACAAGATCCGGGACAAGACCAACTTCGTGGATGAGGTGCTGAGTTGGGTCGATTACACCCTGATGAGCGGGCGCGGGGTGATGAAGTGCTTCTGGAATCCGGGTGATAAGCGGGTGGGGTTCGAGGCGGTGGACCCGATGTATATCGTGGTGCCGGCGTATACCACTGATTTGCAGGATGCGGACTGGCTGGTGCATGTGATGCCGATGAGCGTCAATGCGTACAAGCGGATGGCCGGCCAGTTTGGTTGGAAGGCGGATAACAAGACGATCGAAAAGATCCGGGGGAACCCGCAGGAGGATGATAACATTCCGGGGGCGGCGACCGAGAATGATGCGAAGCAGTTGCGTGAGGGTATCACCTATACCACGAACACCGATGGCGTGATTATTTGGGAGGTTTATCGGAAGCGGGATGACGGGGTGTGGGAGGTTTATCTCTATAGCCCCGCGGCAGTGGATCTGGATCTGCGCGATCCCATGGAACTGCCCTATGACCATGGCCAATGTCCGTTCGTGGATTTCCCGTATGAGATCAAGGACAAGGGTTGGTTCAGCCCAAGAGGCGTGTGCGAGATCCTGGCTCCGTTCGAGCTGAGCATGACATCGATGTGGAATCATAAGCATGATGCGATGACCCTGTACAACCGCCCGCTGTTCCGGGCGGAGCGGGAGTTGCCGAACTCCATCAACCTGCGGTTCCAGCCGGGACAGATCCTGCCATATGGTGTGGCCCCGGTGCAGATGCCGCAGCCGCCGGTGAGCTTCGATCAGGAGCTGAACCAGACGCGAGCGGTCGCGGAGAACCGGATCGGGAGCCCGGACTACGCGATGGGGAGTGTGATGAGCGGGGGCAGCGACCGGCGCACGGCGACTGAGATCCAGAGCATCAACGCGCAGGCCATGCAGAGCGGTGATCTCCGGGCAAGGTTGTTCCGAATGGCTCTTGGCAAGCTGTACCGGCAGGCTTGGAGCCTGTATGTGCAGTACGATAGCAAGAGTCTGCGGTACCGGTTTGCTGAGGATTCGCTGGAAGCAGACCCTGTCGCGCTTCACGACCAGTACGAGCTGGAGCCGAAGGGTGGAATGGACATGGTGAGCCGGCAGATGATGGTGCAGCAGGCCATCAACCGTAAGCAGTTGTTTATGAACAGTCCCTGGGTGGATCAGGTGGAGCTAGACAAGAGCATCATGGAGCTGGATGACCCAAGCCTGATCAAGCGATTGCTGCGGGATCCGGGCCAGAAGGCGCAGGACGAGCTGGAGGACGAGACGAAGACGATCCCGACGCTGCTGGTTGGTATCCCTGTGCCGGCGAAACCGGGTCAGAACTACGCGGGCCGTATCGGTGTGCTGATGCAGTACCTCAATGGGGCGATCCAGCAGGGTCAGCAGTTCAGTCCGGCGGCTCAGAATGCGTTTATGATGCGTCTGGACAGCTTGTTGCAGTTCTACGAGCAGGTGGCGACGAACGAGGCGCGGAAACTGCGGAAGGAGATCCAGAAATTCTTGGAGGGAAGCGGTTTACTGGCGGCTCAGCAGCAGCAATTGCCGGTTCCGCAGCCTGAGATGGCCCAAGCCCCTGTTTAAGAACACAAATGACCTGCAAAGATTGCCGATATCGGGCCTCTGACAGTACTTGTCGGAGGTTTCCGCCCACCAGTAGACCCACTTGTTGGCCTACTGTGCTGGAATTTGATTGGTGCGGTGAATTTCAAGCCATGATCGCCATTGTCGCTCCCCCGCCGCCCATTCCGCCGACGCCGCAACAGCCTATTCCTCAGAATGCCCCCCTGCTTGAGGAATTGGTGGAGGGCGTTGCGCCCAAGATCAGGTTCCAGAAGGTTCGCAAGCCTGAGAACATGAAGGACATCCAAGAATCACCCCTATTCCAATCTTGATATGGCCGAGTACCAGGGAAAGAAGGTCACGCTCAACAAGCCTTTCTACACTCCGGGCGAGGCGAAGAAGCGGGCGGTTTATGTTCGCAACCCCAAGGGGACTGTGATCAAGGTTCGCTTCGGGGATCCGAAGATGGAGATCAAGAAGGACGATCCGGAGCGGCGGAAGAACTTCCGCGCACGGCATAACTGCGATACGGCGACGGATAAGACGACGCCGAGGTATCACTCCTGCAAAGCTTGGTAATTTATGAAGAAGAAATCGAAGTTCAGCAAACTGGCAACGCAACTCAAGAAGGAGGGCGCGGATGATCCGCGGGCTCTCGCGGCATACATCGGGCGCAAGAAGCTCGGTGCCGCGGAGTTCATGCGGCGTCAGGCGGCGGGTCGGAAGAAGGCGGCCAAATGATCAGCACCTTCGCCAAGCTCCGAGCCGCGTGGGCTTTTACGCGGCACCAGCGATGGGTGGATCCGCTTCCGTGGACACGCGAGGACGCCACTGCGCTCAATAGCTTTTTCAAGAGCGATACCGGGAAGAAGTTCAAGGACGCTCTCCTGAACACGGTTCTGATGCAGAACGCTTCTGCTATAACAGACCGAAACCATTTGCAATATTCCTCAGGCTTTGCAATGGGTCAGGCCAGTCTTGTGAAGGTCATCGAGATGATGGCCGACCGAGAATCAATTACGGGGCAGGAAGATGATCCGGATTCTGCCACGAACACATAGGATCAAAGTTGCGGTTGCTGCGTCTGTGCGGGCCAGCAAACGAGTATAAGCACAATATGTCAGATGAAAACATGAGCGCGGATGCGATGCTCGCATTAGCCAGAGATCACGATGCCGGTGTCGATATCGACAGCCAGCCAGCGGAGCAGACTCAAAATAATAACGAGTCGGCTTCGGTTGAGCAGGAATCCTCAAATGAGGTGACCGCCAGCAAAGAGACCGATGGTGGCGAGCAGGAGGTCAGCGCGAAATCAGAGCCAGAATCCAAGGCCAAGCAGAAGGAGGAGAAGCCGAAGGATCAGAAGAGCAGCAGTAAGTTCGCCCAAGAGCAACAGCGTAAGGCTAAGACTTGGGAGCAGATCAACGCCGAGAAGGAGGCTATCAAGGCCGAGCGCGAGGCGGTGAAGCGTGAGCGGGAGGAGTGGAGCAGGCAGCGGGAGCAATCCAGTGCTGCCGAATCTAACTCGTTTCGGGACGACAAGGGATACACTGCGGAGGATTACGAGGCTGCGGCCAAGGAGTTCGATGCGGATGGTGATACCCAGTTGGCCAAGGCAGCGCGAGCCAAGGCTGATGGAGTCCGGAAAGCGGCGGGTGCCAAGCAGCAGCAGATTCAGCAGGAGCGTTTTAACAAGTCATGGGCTGAGAACTATGGCCGACTCTCTGAGAAGGAGACTTGGTTGAAGGATCAGTCCAGTCCTGAGTACAAGCGCACGGTTGAGTTGTTGCAGCGGGTTCCGTTCCTCACTGCGATGCCCGATGGACTTGTCCATGCGGTTGAACTGATGAAGCTCCAAGATACTGCGGGTCGATCTCAGTCGCTTGAAGCCGAGAACAAGGCTCTGAAGGAACAGCTCAATAAGCTCCAGCAGAAGACCGCTATTGGGAAAAGCGTTCCGGCAGGACAACTCAAGACCGAGGAGAAGGATTTCTCGCGGTTATCCCTCAAGGAGCAGAGGGATGCGCTCATGCGAGCCGCACGAGAGTTCGACCGGGAAGCAGCCTAGTAGCACAACCTCAACTAAAATATGCCTATCACTACTTCCGGTTCAA